TCTCCGGGGCCGTCACGGTCGCTGTCTCCGGGGCCGACGGCGCGGTCGTCTCCGGGGCCGTCACGGTCGCTGTCTCCACCCGCTCGGCTTGACCGGCCGCGACATAGAATCGAGCCGTCTCACCTTCCACCACCTGCCCGCGCTGGAACACTCCGCGGGGACCGGCGGCTAGGGTTATCATCTTGGCTTTCACATCACACCTCCGCATAGACCACGACGCCGGCCACGGCGACGGCGCCGGAGAGGTTGAGGTTGAGGGCTTTGCCCACGGCGCTCTCACACCAACCGTAGCGAAGCTCTCCCAATTGCACGTCGTCACCAGCGGCGGCGAACACGTACAAGCCGGTGATGTCCGTCGCACCGCCGCCCACGTCACTCTTGAGCTTGGCGTTCACGGCTCCGGCGGCGTTCAGGTGTAGGGCAAGGACACGCAGCTTCTTGCCCGCGACGGCGGCCACGATGGCGTTGTCACCAGCCGCAGCGGCGTTGACGACCGCCCGCTTGATGGTGTCGTATCCGAATTGGGGTTCCATCACGTCACCATCAGTGGCGGTAGAGGACCATCACGTCGAGGTGGGTCGCTCCGGCAAGATCGCCACCGACGGCGGCCAGCAAGAGGTCCTTCCCGGCGACGCTGGGCCGGAAGAGCTTGGTGGTCACCACCCCGGCAGTGTCGGGTTTGACGATGGTGTCCTGGGTCAGTGCGGCAATGGGTGCGGAGAAGATGACATCGCCGCTGGTCTCTTCGATGAGGTTGATATGGGTAGGGCCGGCGCCGGCTCCGCCGATGGCGCGTAGAGCCACGTCCAGCACCTCCCAATTACCGTCCGGCTCCCCGAAGACGATGGTCTGCCCCGTGTTGACCTGGCCGACCGTGAACCGCTGGGAGTAGCCCTGGACGGCATTGTTGAGATGATAGGCGTCGTGTCTGTAGGGAGTGCCAGCCACCTGGAACTCAGAACCGGCTTCGAAGTTGACCTCGCCGCCGGACTCCACGGTGACCTTGCCACCGTCGCCCACCACCAGTTCGTCTCCACCCTGCTTACGGTGGACCTTCGCGTTGTACGTCATTTTCACTCTCCTTTGCTACGAGGTCTGCGACCTCTAGCGCTCATGCGCTTTGGAGGGGGAGTGGAGCGGGGACTCCCCCCGCTCCACTGGAGGGCCGGGCTAGGCCACGCCTTCGTCCGGGCTCACGTGCCGCTCGTAGGTCACCTCATCGGCGACCGTCTGCACCACGGGCTTCTTGTGGGCACCGTACTGGATGTACAGAGCCGATTCGGCCGTGACGTTGGCCGCGTCTTTGTCCACCACCAGGCGGACGAAGCGCTTGCGCGGCTTCACCAGGTCGATGATGAAGATCTGGTTGTCGTCGTCGGCGGCCACGTCGATCTTGCTGCCGAGCAGATCGCTGTAGGCGTCGGCGACGCCGTCGTCGTCGGACTGCTGGGCCTTGATGGAGGTCACGGCGCCCGCGGCGATGGCCGCGAACTTGACCACCATGAGCACACCCTCAAAGCCCGACATATCCAGTCCGGCCCCGTCACGATCGGCGTTGGCGCTCGCATAGTCGAGCGCGGTCGTGACCTTGGCTGCTGCGGACAGGTTCTCCCATGTCATCTCTTCTCACCTCCCCTTACACGCCGAGTTGGACACGGACAAACGCCTCTTCCAGCACCGGCTGACCGTCTGTCTCCAGGCGGCCGATGAACCCGGTCTGGTTGGTGAGCGCGAACAGCTCGACCAGACGCTGGATCTGCATGCTGAGCGCATCCGCGATCCAGTAGAACTTCAGATCGCCGAGCAGACCAACGTACTGGTTGGCCGCCACGGTATTGGGCGCGAACTCCGAGAGCTGCACCGGGAAGTTGAGCAGCCGCTCCGCCGCTCCACCCTGCATACTGGGCTGCACCAAGTACTGCCCATTGCCGTCCTTCAGGCGGTCGATCTGACCGTAGATGTCGCGGTGGAACAGCCAGCGGGCGCCGGAGTGGTACTGAGCCTTCAGCATCCACTTGCAGCGCTTGAGGTTGTCGGCTCGGACTTCGGCGGCCGTGTTGTCGGTGGCCATGTCGCGGGCCACGGATATCCCGTTGGGGGAAGGAACGAAGAGACCGAGGGGTTTCTGAGCCCCGTCGCCCACCATGAAGGCGTTCTCCTGCGCAGCCCCGAACTTGTAGGCCAGCCGGTCAATGACCAGGCTCTCGGGATCGAGGAAAGCCGCCCGCATGAGCTTGTTCGAGACGCGGATGTACTTGGCCAGCGGGTGCGGATGCAGCTCGCGCTTGCCGAAGTCGAGATCGTTGTCTTCGGTCCCGACGGCCAGTTCTGCCGTCCAGTCGGCATCAGACACGTCGTGCTCCAGCGTGGGCACCCCCAGGCTGGCCGCGTTCTCCACCGGGATGGTGGTAGCGAACTGGCGGATGACCACCTGGTCGTCCACGGCTTTCAGCAGCGAACGGACCAACTGCTCGGGAGCGACCAGATAGCCGCCCAGCACATCGGCGTCCGCCTGCAGAGCGCGGGCCTCTTCGGCCTGAAGGCCGTTGAAACCACCGACCAGATAGCGCTTGAAGGCGGCCCGGTACTCTTCGGAGGCGTACTTGCTCGTGCGGGTCTCGGGAGTGCCCTCCGGCTGTTCCTGGCCTCCGGCCTGACGGCCTTCACCTTCGAGGAGGCGCAGGGCCTCAGCCGTGTTCTCCGCCCGGAGCTTGTCGCGCTCCTCATAGGCGTCGATGGTGGCCCGCAGTTCATCGCGGTCCTTCTGCCTGCGGTCGTACTCTTCCTTCTCTTCCGCCGTCAGACCCCGGCCCTCGGCTTCCGCCTTGTCCAGGAGCGCCCGCTGCTCGTCCACCAACTGCTTGTAGCGCTGGCGGTCTTCGCGTTCTTTGGTCTTCAACGTCTCACCTCTTTCCTTGGATTCGGGCAACAAAAAAGGCGACCATCTGGCCGCCTTCAGGCTTGCGCCGTGTTGCCGGGTGTCACTGCGAGAGATCCAGCCGCCGGCGCAGCACATCGAGGGGAACCTGTCCCTCGTCGCCGCCCCCGGGGTTATCGCGGAGAACCTGTTCCGCTAGGGCCTCAAATTTGGAACGAACTTCGGCCGTGGTCTGGGGATACGCTGGGAATGTCACCACGGAGACATCGAAGAGGTCGACCTGCTCGAGCACGCGGATGAGATCGTCGAACGTGCCCTCCGTGCGTTCCTTCACCACCCGGAATCCGAAGGACATCTGGTCGATATCCCCCCGCTCCATGCTGGTGATGAGATCCCGGGCCCATTGGGTGTCGGGCGGGATGGCCTCGATAGCCAGCCCCTGGGCGTCTTCGGTCAGAGTGAGTGTTCCCGCCTTGGTGCGCCCCAGCACATAGTTGGGATCGTGATTCTGCAGCGCCCGGATATCGTCACCGGCGATGGTCTGCCGGAAGGCCCCCGGCTCGATCTTCTCCCGGAACCAGCCGAGGTCTTCGGAGAGCTGGTTGAAGACGGCGGCATGTCCGGTGATCCTGCGGGTCTCCCCCTCCCCAGCCACGCGCAACTCCCCCAGCGGGAAGGCGCGTATTTCGATGTCGCCTATTCTCATGCCCATAGTCTCGCCTCCTCTAGGCCGCAACCACTTGGCAGTCGCAGCCGCCGTGTACGGGGGGATGGAAGTAGTCGCTGGAGAAGCTCATCCATTTTTCGGGATTGTCCGGGTCGTTCAGGTGCTCACCCTTGTGGACGAACGCTGCATCTATGCCGACGATCTTCCCGTTGAGATGCAGGCAGTAGGGGCAACTATCCCCGATGGCCTGCCAGCGCAGTCGGGTGACACCGCTAGCCCAGAAGGTCTCACGCGCGACCGCGTTGGCCGCCCGATGGGTCTCCCACTGCGCCTCGATCTCCGGCCGTGAATCCCACTTGTCCAGATCAAGGGTCAGGAGATCAAGAGGGTCTCCGTCCGGCTTGCCTATGGCCTCCAGGATGTCTGACATGCTGATCCCGACATGACGATCCACGTACTTCTGCACGTAGGCGCGCATGAAGGTCTCCATCTCGGGCGTCATGCCCGCGACCCCGCCCACCTCCGACGCCGCTTCCGCCTGGATGGCCTCCCCAAAGGCGTGGTAGAGACCCCAGAGTTCGTTGCCGATGAAGCCACCTTCGCGCAGTTCGTCATAGTAGACTCGCGCCCAGTCCACAAAACTCTGAGCATCGCGGGTGACGAGATGAGTCTGAGCGCCCTTGAGAATGTCCGACCGCTCCCGCTTGATGATGCGCCGGAACGCCTGCTCGAACACGCCCCGGTAAGCCTCGGAGAGACGGCGACGGACTTCACCAGCGGCTCTGGTCTCCAGGCTGCGCTCTTCTACAGGCGGCAGCGCCCGCTCGCCTCCGGGGGGAATGGCCCGGACGCTACTCGCGGGAATCATGTTCAGGGGGACTAGGTATTCGTCTCCCCCGTCAACGGGGTTCATGTTCTCCCGCTGCCGGATATCATTCGCGGAGAGCCAGCCCCACTGGCGGCCGACCGCGTATGCATCATAGCGGCCTTTGGTGTCCGTCTTCAGGATGGAGTCGGGCAAGTGCTCAACAAAGAACATCTGGCGCTCTTGCTTAGAGAAACACTTCCGTGTGATCTCCTCCTCCCACCGGGTGCACCAGGGCTGAATCGTGTCGGACCAGTGTTCGATGGACTGATGTTCGATATTGGAGAAGGTCGAGCGCAGCAGGTGCTGGATTTTATGGGGCTGCATGCGATGCCAACGGCAGACATCCTCGACCTGATGTTGCCTGGTGGTCAAGAACTCCACCTCCTCCGGCGGCATCCCGACCTCTTGGAACTCCATGCCCTCCTCAAGGACTGATATCCGGTGCGCGTTGTCCAGGCCCTTGGCCCGTTCCTCCCAGTCCTTTATCAGCCGATCCTGTGCCTCCTTCGACAGGTTATTCGGATGCTTCAGGTAGCCACCTGGCCGCGCATTGTTCTTGAACAGCGAGGCCCCGAACCGCTCTGCGGCCAAAGCCAGTCCCACGGTCTCCATGGCCATACGGGTGGGAGAGTAGCCCTTGAGTCCGTCAAAACTGAGTCCCCGGAGATGCAGGATGCGCTCGGGCGGCAGGATGACTCCTTTTCCGTTCGGGAGGATGTACTCGTACTGGACACGCCCGTCCCTACGAGCCGGAGTCATGTGGTCGGGACGTAGAGGCCAGAGATACTTGACATCCCCTCCCCTGGTGAACTCGATCTCCGCGTAGGCATTGCCCCAGGAGCAGCAGTGCGCGGTCAGCGTCTGCCGGAAGGTCATCGTCCCCATCTCGGGATTGGGTTCGGTGTGGAGCACATCGTAGAGGGAGTGGTCAACCGCCCGTTCTTTGCCCTTAGGCGACAGGCGCCGGTAGGTGAGCAGCGGCATGGTGGACACGTCTTCTGAGATGACTTGGACGCAGGCCCACCAGGCGGCTAGGGTCAAAGCCGTCTTCTCGTTGACGGCGATTCCCGCCGCTGATTCCACCACGCCGAACAGGCGCAGCAGCCGAGCATCCGGATTAGCCAGTGACGAGCGCCGCTCCTTGACGGAGGTGAGGACGCCCATCAGCGCTTAGTCCCCGCTGCGAGCCACGCGACCGCCAACCCAATGATCCCCGTCACGATGAATGCTGCAGGCACGTAGATCTGCCATATGCCGGCGGCCAAGACAAGCACGGCGATGGCCGCCACAAGGTCCCACGGGTCGAGCTTCTTCATACGTTCACCCCCACGAGTCCGCGGGTTTCGTAGACACTCTGCTGCTCCTTGCCCCGCAACCGGGCGTCTTCGGCCATGAAGAGCGCTACCAGACCGTCTATCCGCTTCCCGGTCTTGTCTCGCGAGGGCTTCACCGGGCGAATGCGATCCGGGTCATCGGTCGGGTTCTTGGCCTCCAGGCAGTCGGCCATCCAGCGGGCGACGGGGTTGGCGAGATGCCGGTACTCCTTCTCCTGTAGACGCCGCATGAACTCTCCCATCGGCACCGTCATGTGCTGATAGGTGGTCGAGAGTTCGTACATCTCCAGGCCCGTCCGCTTCTCCACTTCCTGCCGGACCGGCTCCCCGCACCACTTGTCGTAGCCGATGTGCACGATGGCGAAGCGCTTGTGGTCGGCCTCAATGTCTTCGTACACCTGGTCATAGTCGATGGCGTCGCCCTCGGTAGCGGTGATCCAGCCGTCCTTGCACCAGAGGCCGAATTGCCCGCCGGTGCGTTCGTCCATCACGGGAATTCGGGACTCCGGTATCCAGAAACGCCAGCGCACGGTACCGTCCTCGAAGAGGAGCGCCCACGCGGTGAGGTCGAGCTTGCTGGAGAGGTCGAGCCCGGCCCAACAGCGCTTACCGAGCAACTTGGCGACGCCCCACTCGGGCGTGAGCGCCACTTCGCCCACGTTCGCGTCCCAGAGTTCCAGCGGGATGTAGCGGGTCGTCTGCTGCACCCGTTGGTTCATCTGGAACTGCCGGAAGGTATTCTCCTTGCTCGGCTCGTTATGCGCCTCCAGCGCCTGATCGCGGAGCGATTGCCGACTCTTGAAGTCATCCAGGGCCGGGTTCGGCCATTTCCAGTTGCGCTCATCAAAGGGGTCTAGGGACACCGGCAGGTCCGGGTGGCCCTTGAAGTGCTTGCGCAGTCGCGCGAGTGCCCGTTTATCCGAGGGCAGCTTCCGCACCCAGGCGAAGATGTGGGGAGCGCGGGCCGGGTCGTACATGATCGCTTCGGCCTCGTCTATCAACTCGGCACCGAAGCTGTAGGGGTCGTTGGTCTCGGTCGTTATGGCCATGAACAGCGGTTGCAGCCGGGCTCCTTCCCCGGTCCGGACGGCGTCCCAGAGGCTGCTGTCGGGCTGGGAGAGCACCTCGTCAAGGACAAAGCCGTGAGGGTTGTGCCCCAGCTCCCCCTTCGCGTCGGCAGTCATGATCTCGTAGTAGCTGAAGGTCTTCTCGTCTATCAGCCGACGCGCATTCTTGTTGTAGCGGATGCGAGCGTTCAGTTGTGGTGAGAGCTGCTTCATCCGCAGAGCGGGCTCGAAGACCTTCCCGGCCTGCTTGGTGTCCTTGGCCGCCCCGTAGACCTCCGACGCCTCCTCGTCGTCGGCCACTAGGAGCAGAAGCACATTGCCGCCCATATACTCGGACTTGCCGTTCTTGCGGGCGACGACGATGTAGACGATCCGGTACCGGCGGATGTAGCAGCCATACTCCAGCGAGTAGACCACCTCGCCGAAGATGGGCCGGTGGATCTCCAACTCCTGCCAGACGGCCAGGATGAACGGCCGCCGGACCTTCGGGCCCTTGGTGTGCAACAAACGCTCGGCGAAGAACGCCACGGCCTTGTCCGCCCGCGGCTCGCAGTAGTGCGGTCCGCGCTTGGTGCAGGTCTTGTCTCGGAACGTGTACCCGCAGACCGGCTCCCGGCCCGTGCCTTTCGGTCGCCAGCGCTTTTCGGGGTCAGGTGAGTAGGTCGTCGCCATCCTGTTCGTCGCCGCCTCCCACCGTGAGTTTCGCCCGGTCCGCCGGGGTCAGACCGTAGCGGGAGCCGATGGTGGTCACAATCCCGACGGCCGTCCGATACTCGCTCATGGGAGACGACTGGCCGGGCACTGGACGGCTGCGGGAGTGACGGCGCTTGGCTCGCAGGATGACTACCGCCTCGCAGAACTCCGCGAACAGATCCACATCCCAAGGGGTGAGGACCTTCTTGCGTATGAGGTCCGGTGCCAGGCGATTCCAAACCTCTTGAGCCCTCTTGTTCAGCTTGAAGGGGGGCGCCACCAGCCCAGCTGAAGGGATGGGCTCCTGCTTGTTCTCCCGGCCGGGATTGGTCTTGTAATCGCCCCTCAGTCGAGCCACATTGGACGGTGTTCGAGGTCGGCCGGCCGCCACATTGACCCCCCTGGTCGAATTCTGTTGACGAGAGAGCGGGGCTACCCAAGCGGTCTAGGGTCGGCGCGCTCCCAGAGATTTACTCCCCCCTCCCCGTGCGCTCGTCATGGCACGGTTTGCAGGAGCTTTCCCAGTTGGATTCGTCCCAGAACAGGACCGGATCGCCGCGATGAGCCTTGATGTGGTGAACTGTCGTAGCCGC